ATTCGATGGAACAGCCAAGATCGAGGAACGGCTTTGTTGCCTTCTGGTGGAAAGATCTATTCTATGTCGGCAGACTCAGGCAGAGCAAAATATCAAGGGGTATCTGCTGATTTGGTGATTCTCGATGAAGAGCACAATTACGATCTATACGAGGAAGCCAGCATGAGAACAATTGACACCAAAGGTAAGATTGTTTTATCCATGACTCCTTTATTGGGTTTCACTTGGCCCGCTGCTGTATTCATCCAAGATCCCCAGCCGGGTTTTGTACATCATAAAATATCCGGTCTCGATAATCCTTATGTCTCAAGCTCTCGAATGGTGAAAACAATTGCTCACATGTCCGATGAGTCGAAGCAGAGCCGACTATATGGAGATTTCACAAACCAAGCTGGATTGATCTACTCTGAGTTTGATCGGAATGTCCACATATACAAAGAAGACATCGAGCTTAACAGAGACAAGCATGATGTATATGTTTCCGTCGATTTTGGAGTCGTCCATCCCTTCGCGGCATTGTTAATTGTCCATGGACCAGAAGATACACTCTATGTAGTCGATGAATATTACAAGACAGAAAGAACAACCTTAGAGAATGGCCGTGCTTTGAAACATAAGTTTCGAAAGTACATGCCCTTTGATTTTGTGGTTTGCGATCCTGAGAGCAAAGATGGGCGATTGCTTCTGGCCAAAGAATGCCAACTTCAAAATAAGCCAGCGCCAAAACATGTGGGGGTCGTGGCTTCAATCAATATGGTTAAGGAAAGGCTTTTTATTAATGAGACAACCAACAAGCCCAGACTTTTCATTCATCCAAGATGCAAAAACCTTCTGCTTGAGTTCAGAAAATATCGATGGTCAAAAACACTCGCCAAAGACAAACCAATTAAGGCCCATGATCATGCATTGGATGCTCTTCGTTATGCTATTTGCTTTATCAACAGAATACAAGCTCATCTATAATGTGATATAATCTCATTGCTTTGGAGGGTAAGCAAATGGAAGAGAATATCTTTAAGTACGTATTAGATTATGGTTCATTGGGTGTTATGTCGGCTTTGCTGTTTTGGCTTTATCGTCAAGCCCAAGTACAAATGGAAAAAATCCGAATGCAAAGCCGAGAAGACATTGAAGTAATTAGAAAAAGATATGATGAGGTTGTGGCAAAGTATGACTCGGAGAGGCAGAGGTTTTTTGATGAACGAACCCAGCACAATATACAACTCGTTGCACAGCATGAAAAGATACTGGAGCGCATTGCTGATTTGGCGCAACTTATGAAACAGTGATAGAAGATTTTGTGGGGTCGATATGTGTCGGCTTCCGTTTTAATCTATACTGAACAGACCAAACACAAATAAAGGGCAGGAGAATTAACTCCTACCCTTTTTTTCTACCCACTCGAAGTTGTCCAAACCAGAGCAAAAACAAGATAACTATTTTTATGTTACAATGCTAACGAAAATATTCGGAGGCAGTATGAGTTTTTGGGATAGTATCTTTGGCGGAATGTTTAAGAAGCAGGCAAAGCTTGAAGACAAACCAGTAAAAGAAAACCATGGCTCCAGTTGGAACACTCGAGCATCTGGAGTTCGTAATCCATACCCAGCAAAGTTGTCCTTAGATACTTATGGGCAACATGGTTATCTCTATGCTGCGATAAGTCGGGCCTGTGAAGATTTAAGCGCATTGGAATTGAAGCTTATCAAAGGCAAAGGAAAGCAAGCCCAAGAAATCGATAAACATGAGGTTCTTGATCTTCTTGAAAATCCATCAACTCATTCGGATGGTTTCCTACTTCGTGAACAGCTTTGTCTTGATCTCATAATGTCCGGATCTTGCTATTTGTTATTGCTTGGGCTTGATGAGAAATCACCTGATAGCATTGTCCGTCTTCACCCTGCCGAGATGCGCATCGTAACAGATGAGGCCTCTGGCATTGTTGGCTATGAACACACCAGCAATGGACAATCTGTTTTGTATCCTGTCGATCGTGTTTTGGTTGCCAGAAATGCAAGCTATGCAACTGGGCCAAAGGGATTGTATGGAACAGGAGCAATCGAAAGCCTGAGCAGAGAACTACAAGCAGATCTAAATGTCCAAAACCTCACCAGCAGCCAGAGCAAGCACGGTCACCCTGATGTCTTGATAAGCCCGAAAGATGAGGCCGATGTATGGCCCGCAGAAATGAGGAGGCAAATAGCAGACAATTATTCCAAGTTAGCACAAGCCGGAGGGTGTATGGTGCTTTCTGGTCAGGCTGATGTAACACCCTTGAACATCTCAGCAAAAGATATGGAGATGGCTTCTGTTCGTGTAATGACTCGGGAAGTAATTAGCAGTGTCATCGGAACGCCCCCAGCTATTTTGGGTTTGCCTACTTCAAACTATGCAAGCAGCTTCAACCAATCCAAGACCTATTGGGAAGTCCAAAAGAAAAGAGCCAAGAGGATGAACATTTTATTCTCCCAGCTTGCCAAGCTTTACGATAAGGATCTAAGAATAGAACATGACTTCAGCGACATCGAACCATTGCAAGCACAGAGAGATGCCCAACTGCAAAGAATATCAATGCACATTATGAATGGAATGTCCGTTGCTGATGCTTACAGCTATGAAGGGTTACCTTCTGCCCCAGTTGGCCCAAGAACAGAACCAGAAGAAGAGCCCGAAGAAGAAGTAATTATTGATGATAGATCCGAGAAGATGATTCTCCGATTGTTGGAAGACCAGCCAACTCCAAAAGCTTACACAAAAGAAATGCAGGCCAAAAAATGGAAAAGCTGGATAGCGACAAAGCATGGACCAGCAGAAAGAAAGCTGAATAGAGCATATGCCAAGTATCTCAAAGGAGCCAAAGAACGATATGTTCAAAGGGTGCGCAAATACACAGAAGAACAGGAAACCAAATCAATTGTTAATGGTGGCGTTGTTGCTCGTAGTGTTAACATACTCAACTGGGCAGAGATTGAAGCAACAGAGTTCGAAAAGAAGAAAATTATACAAGAGTTGGCTTACCTCTACGAAGATATCTACTATGAAATAGGCGAAGAAGAGCTTTCCAAAATCTATGATGAGATCGGCAGAGATACCCCAGAGTTAAATGTTGGGGATAGGCTTCGATCGTTGATTAACCAATCTGCTGGATTCATTGCAGAGGCAACAGCTAAAAATATGAGGAAGCTTATCGAAAAGGGAAACAAAGAAGGCCTGAGCAAATCCGAACTGCTCACCAATGTTTCCAACTCTACAGAGTTTGCCTATCCAAGAGTACAAAGGATTGGTAAAACAGAAGCAACCAAAACGATCAACCAGTCAATGTCTAACTCAATGGATCAAGCTGGAGACGATGGTATTATGGTATATAAGCAATGGATTACCCAGCAGGATAACAGAGTAAGAGAAGCACATGTACATTTTGGGGAGCAAGACCCAATTCCATCAGGTGAAAAATGGGAATGGCAAGGCGATTCTTCTGAGTATCCCGGAGGTTTCGACGATATGGATCTGGTCGTGGGATGTCGTTGTACAATAGACTCGATCATTGTTGATGGCCAAGGTAACGAAACCCTGATCACATAGTATTATTGTAATTCTTGCAATTGCCTGTTTTATCATTTATAATCCTCTTGGGGGAAATCATGGTTAAAAAGAGTTTGAACGTTATACGGATTGATGCTCCAAACGACACAAAAGATAATACGCAAATCACGATGTCTTTTGTTGCCTCAACATCTGCCGAAGATAGATATGGGGATATCATTGCACAAGATGGATGGGATTTGACAGCATACAACGCAAACCCAATTATTCTTTTTAATCATGATGCTTCCGCCATGCCCATTGGCCGTGGAGATGTTGACGTTATCGATGGTAAGCTTTTGATTGATGTTACGTTTGACATGGAAGATCCCCACGCTGCTGAGATTGGGCGAAAATGCCAAGCCGGTTTTCTGAACTCTGTTTCTGTTGGCTTCAATGCAATCGAAGCGGTTGAAAGAAGCAACTTACCAGAAGGGCACCAATACAAATCTGATTCTGGTCTATACTTCAACAAAGCCGAATTGCTCGAGGTTTCAGTTGTAACCATTCCAGCAAATCCAGAAGCCAATTCCATTGCTGCCAAGAAGTTTGGTCTTGATAGCCGACAAGTAGCAAAGCATATCTTGGAGATACTCGAAGAAGATGGCCGATATCTTATTGCCTTCAAAAAAGCCGAAGCAGAAGAAGAGCACCAAGAAGAGCAAGAGCACCAAGAAGAAACGTTCAGAGCTGGCCTGCAAAGTAAAAATACAAACTTCCCAGAGAAGGGAGAAGACAAAAAGGTTAGTCTTCGGAATAGCGAATACCCATCTTTCCCTTTGGACTATGCCCAAAATATCAAAGATGAATATCCAGATATTTGGGATGAAGGAGGCAACATTCTTGGAAACAAGCAGTTTGCACTTCTTAGCAAAATCCAAAAAAACAATGGTGTTCCTGAGACTCCAGACCAAGAGGAAGCTATCCGAAAGAGAGAAGCATGGGCAGCCAGACATCTCCAAGATTTTCGTTTGGCTGGAACAGTTGCCCAAATGAAATGGTTGGTAATAGGTGAGAAAGGCCTGAGCCACATGAAGGAAGTAATCAGAGAAGAAATCAACAAAAGAAAAGACAAGAGCTTTGATCGAGATGTTGAGCCTGCCGATCTTCCTGTTACTGATGAGCCATTTAATCCACAGGATCAAGATAGGGCAGAGATTGAAAACAATATTCTTGGGGATGGTGATTGGGAAAGATACAAAAAGGCCCATTTGTATTTTGATCCTGATCGAGACGAAACAAAAGAAGGCTATAAGTTCATCATTGGCAGAATAAGAGATCCAGACAATCCAGAGAATGCTCTTCCTGAAAATGGCCGATTGTATGTATTTAGGGATCAGCTTGCCAATGCTGTTGCAGCGATCAACGGCTCAAGGGAAGAGCCATCAATAAGTGATGAAGATCGAAAAGCTGCTTATGATGTAGCTGCCAAATATTACGACAAATTGGGTTTGGAGATTCCACCATTCAAGGAAGATCTCTATTATGACTCAGAAGAAGAAGACGAAGAAGATAAGGAGGCAAAAGCCTTTGCATCCATTTTGTCTTTGTTTTAAACCATTAGACACAATCAAGGAGATACAATGTCTGATATGAAAAAGAACGATGCTTTGGTTAATGAGGCAAAGACAATCCTTCATAACCTTCGAAGCCATCAGCAGAACAGTGAAAACAAGCTGAGCCAAATCGAAACCCAGATCGAGGATTTGAAATTGGCCCAGCGTAAAATGGCAGAGGCTTACACCAAAGCTCCTACTGTTTACACTGGTAAAGATGCCGACTTGAAAAAGTACATCCGCAAAGATGGAAGCCTACAACTTCGAGCAGAGAAGAAGCAAATTAATATCGGTGGACAAGGTACAATTACCATCGAGGCCAAAGGCCTTCTTGATGATAAAGAAACCTCCAATGAATGGCAAGCTCGTTTGATTGATATTAACAGAAAACGAAATTTCGCGAGATCGTTAATGCTCAATCCTCATACCCCAACTTTGGATCTAAAACTTCAAAGGCATTTGTCTACTGCACCCGATTCTGTGAAGGCTGGAATTGAAAGAGCTTATACTGGTGGGGCTAGT